CGACGCGGCCGTGAGCGGCGACGCCAAGATGGCGCTAGAATTCTTGAAGCACAAGCACGATTGGGTCGCCAAGCAGCAAATGCAGGTGGACGTCACGCAACAGATCAGCATCATCACCGCGCTTGAGCAAGCCGACTCGCGCGTACAACACGGTCTAACTATAGATATGGAACCCACAGATGCAAACGACACAGTACAGCGCCGCCGAAGAGATGCGCCTCATGTCGGCGCTCTGGTCGCCCAAGATCAAGGATGACCCCCTAGCGTTTGTCTTGTACGCGTTTCCATGGGGTCAGAAGGGTACGCCCTTAGAACACTTCAATGGCCCACGCAAATGGCAGCGCGAAGTGCTGCAAGACTTGACAAACCATATAAAGCAAAACGGCGGTAAGGTTGACTTTGACACGTTCAGGATGGCAACATCAAGCGGTCGTGGTATCGGCAAGTCGGCGCTCGTCAGTTGGCTCACCTTGTGGATGTTGTCCACACGCATTGGTTCAACCACCATTATCTCAGCCAACTCTGAGTCGCAGCTCCGCAGCGTCACCTGGGCAGAGATTACCAAGTGGTTGGCCATGTCACTCAACTCACATTGGTTTGAAGTCAGCGCCACACGGCTGATGCCCGCCAAGTGGATTACCGAACTGGTTGAGCGTGACCTAAAGAAAGGCACACGCTATTGGTCGGTGGAAGGCCGCTTGTGGTCAAGCGAGAACCCTGACGCGTACGCGGGTGTTCACAACTACGACGGCGTGATGGTGATCTTTGATGAGGCCTCCGGTATTGACGACGCCATCTGGGCGGTGACTGCTGGCTTCTTTACAGAGAACACGCCTAACCGATTCTGGTTGGCGTTCTCTAACCCGCGCCGCAATACTGGCTATTTCTACGAATGCCACAACTCCAAGCGTGACTTTTGGAATACCAAGATCGTGGATGCGCGCACGGTCGAAGGTACAGACAAAGCCGTCTACCAACAGATTATTGACGAATATGGCGCGGATTCTAGCCAAGCAGCGGTCGAAGTCTACGGTGATTTCCCCTCTGCCGGTGATGATCAGTTCATATCTAGCTTAATTGTGGACGAAGCCATGCGCCGCCCACGGCTCAAAGACTTATCCGCCCCCATTATCGTGGGTGTTGACCCTGCACGCTTTGGTTCAGACTCGACTGTGATCGCCATCAGACAAGGGCGTGACATTATCGGCATCAAACGCTATAAGGGCGACGATACGATGACGGTCGTGGGCCATGTGATTGAAACGATAGAGGAATATAAGCCCGCATTGGTGGTCATTGACGAAGGTGGCGTGGGCGGTGGGGTGGTCGATCGCCTAAAAGAGCAGCGCTATAAGATAAGAGGCGTAAATTTTGGAAATAAATCCAAAAATCCGCTAATGTATGGTAATTTAAGGGCACAAATGTGGGGTGATATGCGACAATGGCTTAAAACCGCGTCGATTCCTAGTGACAGATTGCTTAAAACTGATTTAATATCACCTGTAATGAAGCCAGATTCAAAAGGAACGATTTTCTTAGAATCTAAGAAAGACATGAAAGCGAGGGGCCTAGCCTCCCCAGACGCAGCAGATGCTATATGCGTGACGTTTGCTTTCCCTGTCGCGCACCGAGAGTATGTAGAACCTAAACGTCGTAACTATTCGCCGCAAGGCGTACAAACATCCTGGATGGGAGCTTAAAAATGCCAAATTCACAAGCAATCGGTGTAGCGTTTGCCGATCAAATTATCTCTGGCGGTACCGTAGACAACACACCTATTGGTGCGACTACGCCTAGTACTGTAGCCGCTACCACAATGTACGCTTCTACCGAAATTGGCTACGCCTCGGGCGCCCAAGGCACAGTCACTCAGCTTACTGACAAATCAACAGCCGTGACGCTTAGTAAGTCTGCCGGTCAAATTACAATGAACGCAGCTTCTTTGGCTGCGACCACCAACGTGACCTTTACGTTGACCAATACTTTGTTATCTGCCAAAGACGTGTTAATTCTAAACGTCACCAACGGCACATCAGGCGCGTACAACTGTTGGGTATCTAGCATGGGTGCGGGTTCTGCCACCATCACACTGCGTAACATTAGCGCAAGTCCTTTGGCCGAGGCGGTTGTGATTAACTTTGCAATCATTCACGGCCAGTAATTATGCCGTTAAAGAAGTCGCCTAGTAAAGAGGCTTTCCGTGCAAACGTGAAAGCCGAAGTTAACGCCGGCAAGCCTATAAAACAGGCAGTCGCAATAGCCTACTCTGTAAAGAAAAATGCTAAAACCACTAAACGATAATATTGCCGTTCGACCTGACCCGTTTGTACAAAGCGGGTTGCTGATTTTGCCAGAAGAAGACACCCGCACGGGTGTGGTTGTGGCAGTCGGCCCTGGTAAGAAGGGCTCTAACCGCCCCCTTATGGTTAAGGTCGGCGACCATGTGATGTTTAGCGGCACTGTAGATCTAAAGCACGACGATCTGCTTATGATGAAAGATAAAGACATTATTGGGCTTGTATGAGCAAAAAAGACATCATCGATACCGCCCGTCACCGCATGACGATGGCGATAGCCGCGTATTCTGAAAGCCGTGAGGATGAACTCGATGATCTCCGATTCTTTGCCGCAAGTCCCGACAATCAATGGCAGTGGCCGGCCGACGTGCTGGCTACTCGAGGCGCAGTCCAAGGCCAAACCATTAACGCGCGCCCTTGTCTTACCATCAACAAACTCCCGCAGCACGTTAGACAAGTCACCAACGACCAACGCCAAAATCGCCCAAGTGGGAAAGTAATTCCTGCGGATGACAAGGCAGATGTTGAGGTCGCTGAGATTTTCAACGGCATTGTGCGTCATATTGAGTATATGTCTGACGCTGATGTGGCGTATGACACCGCTTGCGAGAACCAAGTGGCGTATGGCGAAGGCTATATTCGGTTACTCACCGAATATTGCAACGATCAGTCGTTTGATCAAGACATTAAGATCGGGCGCATTCGTAATTCATTCTCAGTCTACATGGATCCAACGATCCAAGACCCTTGCGGCTCAGACGCTCAGTGGTGCTTTATCACTGAAGAACTGATGAAAGACGATTATGAGCGGATGTTTCCTGATGCTCAACCAATATCGTCGCTTCAGCAACAAGGCGTGGGTGATGCCTCTACCTCGCAATGGATCAACGAAAACACCATTCGGATTGCCGAATACTTCTACGTTGAGCACGAAAAGCAGACTTTGAACTTGTATTACGGGAACGTGAGCGCAATTAAGGGCTCACCCGAAGACCAACAGATGGCGATGAACGGCATGAAACCGATTAAAAGCCGTTCGGTTGACGTACGCAAGGTTAAATGGTGCAAAATCAACGGCTTTGAGATTCTTGAAGAGCAAGAATGGGCGGGTAAGTGGATTCCCGTTGTGCGTGTGGTGGGTAACGAATTTGAAGTTGATGGCCGTATGTATGTGTCAGGACTTGTTAGAAATGCCAAGGATGCACAGCGGATGTACAACTATTGGGTGAGCCAAGAGGCAGAAATGCTTGCTTTGGCACCCAAAGCACCGTTTATCGGCTATGGTGGTCAGTTTGAGGGTTACGAACAGCAGTGGAAAACAGCCAATACGACCAACTGGCCGTACTTGGAAGTTAACCCTGATGTCAGCGACGGCGCGGGCACACCTTTGCCCTTGCCGCAGCGTTCGCAGCCTCCTATGGCGCAAACAGGCTTAATTCAAGCCAAAATGGGCGCTAGCGACGATATTAAAGGCACGACAGGACAATATGACTCTAGCCTCGGGCAAACGTCTAATGAGCGTTCTGGTAAGGCTATCATGGCGCGCGAGCGTCAAACTGACACAGGTACTTATCATTACGTTGATAACCTAGCGCGCGCGATCCGTCACATTACACGTCAGATCATTGACTTGGTGCCTAAGATTTATGACACCGAGCGCGTGGCGCGCATTATTGGTGAAGACGGTGAAACTGACCAAGCCAAAATTAACCCCATGCAGCCTATGCCGGTTAACAAAATTGTTGACCAAAACGGTATACAAATTGACAAGATCTACAACCCAAGCGTCGGTACTTATGACGTGATGGTAACGACTGGCCCAAGCTACATGACAAAGCGCCAAGAGGCACTTGAGTCAATGGGTCAATTGTTGCAAGGCAACCCACAATTGTGGGCGGTTGCCGGTGATTTGTTTATCAAGAACATGGATTGGCCAGGCGCTCAAGAGATGGCCAAACGCTTTGCCAAAACCATTGATCCTAAATTGATGGACGATAGCGACAAAGATCCAGCCTTGCAAGCCGCCGAGCAACAGATGCAAGCAATGGCGCAAGAAATGGAAAATATGCACAAAATGCTGCAAAACGTGTCCAAATCGATCGAAATGAAAGATGTGGAAGTCAAAGAATTTGAGGCTCAAATTAAAGCCTTTGATGCTGAAACTAAGCGTTTAACAGCCGTGCAAGCTTCGATGTCGCCTGAACAGATCCAAGATATTGTGTTGGGCACAGTGCACGGCATGATTACGTCAGGTGATCTGATTTCTGAGATGCCCATGCGTGGGCAAGAAGAGATGCAGGAAGATATGATGCCGCCGCCACAAGATATGATGCCAGAACAAATGCCACCACAAGGGATGCCACCGCAATGAAAGCCGCAGACTTTATCGGCCAGTTATTTTTAGCTCGGGATGTCGCACATAGTGTTCATTTAAATACGCGCAGCTTTTCTAAGCACATGGCGTTGAACACTTTTTACTCTGAAATTATTGAATTGGCAGACGGTCTAGCAGAAACGTATCAGGGCCGGCATGGTTTGCTTGGCCCCATTACGTTGCACTCGGCTAAGAAAACTGCCAATATTACCGAATTTCTTCAATCACAGATGGAAGAATTG